GCTTCACACATTGTAGGTTATTCAGGCAAAGGTCAAGGCAAAAAAGATGACAGACCTGAAGGCGTCATAGAAACATTTGCTAAAAATCAAAGAGCAATAACTAGCTATGACAATACTTACATACGTGAGAATGACTACTATCAAAACTATGTAGATGTACCTGCAATCATGTGGTTGTCAAGACAACCTAAACCAAGAATGTTGGTATCTGACATGGAAGTAGTTGCATACGCAGTAAGACCTGATGGTACAGATAGTCATACATATGTGCATAACAAAGAACTCAGAATGTATTGTGAGGAATTGTGCAGAAAGCATGACATCATAATCTTGAAAGATGTAGATGAGGCAAAAGAATTTGCTAAGTCATTAGGCAAGAGATAGTCTAATCAAGTAACTAGACTTTCTCGCTTGTCTAGTTACCAAAGAAGGTGTGGTATCGGGCAACCGATACTGCACCTTTTTTTTTGGTTTCTTTCGCGTTACGTTTTTTATTTAACTTCTATCGCGTAACGATAAGTTTTTTATTTTTTTTTTTAATCGCCCTCGTGTGCGATATCCTGCTATCATGAAGACATGGAAGACAATGAACTAAATGAACTAATCAAGAGTGCGACTGTTGGAAACCTTAATTCCTCTTTCACATCTAAGTTAGATGAGAATGGAAAGAAATTTATTCTGATGTTAGAGGAACAAATACACGAAGGTAAAGATGTTTCGCCCTCTGTTGTAGCAAGAATACTGAACGAGAGGTTTGGTGTGCGAGTAGATGAAAGTACGATAAGTAAATGGAAAAACCGAGTAAAGCAGAATTTGCAGACTTAATCGCAGAAGCAACTAGCGACAAAGTTGATGAACTAAAGAAGGTCATAGAGCGACAACGCAAACAAATAGACCGATTGAAAGATAAGAAACTTGATTTGATTGAAGCTATGAACGAAGCTATTGAAAGCAATATTGCTGAATTAGACCTACGCCCTGTGAAACCACCGACCAAGAGCAAAAAGAAAACTAAACACGAGGAGATTTGTGTGCCTTTACTTAGCGATATACAGCTAGCAAAGATTACACCAACCTATTCAACTGAAGTTGCAGAAGAACGTGTGCTTAGATATGCCGATAAGATATGTGATTTAGCAGACATTCAACGTGCAAGTCATAAAGTCAATAAGTGTGTTGTATTAGCATTGGGAGATATAGTGGAAGGTGAATTAATATTTCCCGGACAGGCACATCTAATTGACAGTTCTTTATATGCACAAGTAACAGTTGATGGACCACGTATCTTACATGGTTTCTTTAATAGATTGTTACAACACTTTGATGAAGTAGAGTGTCATTGGGTTATAGGTAATCATGGTGCATTAGGTGGTAGAGGTAGAAAGGATATGCACCCTGAAACTAATGCAGATGCAATGTTAGGTAACATATTAGAAAAGATATTTGACAATGAGCCACGAATAAAGTTTCATATCGCATACAAAAAGAACGAAAGAGCATGGTATTCTGTTGCAGATTTAGGCAAGAAATCTAAGTTCTTTATGTTTCATGGTGACCAAGTGCGTGGATTCGCAGGGTTTCCATGGTATGGATTTGGAAAAAAGATACAAGGGTGGAAGACATTAGCTAGTCAAGGTCTAATGGAAGACTTTGATTACGCAGTAGCAGGACACTTTCATACACCTAATACACAATACATTAATGATATTAGGTTTTGGTGTAATGGTAGTACAGAAAGCTACAACACTTTCGCACAAGAACAGTTAGCAAGTATGGGAAGACCATCACAATACTGCTTGTTTGTTAAACCTGACAAAGGTGTAACAGCAGAATACTTGGTCAATCTTGAATAGACTGCTAACATGGAAGTAGGTAATTTATGCAGATTGTTAATACAATATGTCCAAGTTGTGGTTGGCATCAAGCCTGCCATAAAGGCTATCTCATATGCAAAAATGTATTGTGTAAAAATTTTCACAAAACAAAAATCGTTGATAGTTATACACTTAAAATCACAGCTTAGATACAATACAATTTAGGAAGGAGAGAAATGAAATTCAATTTAAATGACTACGTTATGGTTGAAGACCGCATACGTGAGTTCTATGATAAATTCCCAACAGGTAGAATACAAACAAATCTAGTACAAGCTACAGATAATTTGGAAAGTGTGGTTGTATTTGCATCTATATATAAAGATGAAAGTGCAGTGCAACCCTTAGCTACCGGTTTGGCACAGGAGGAAAAAGGACAGGGTGGCTTTGCTAATGAGTATTCATGGGTAGAGAACGCTGAAACTTCTGCAATCGGTAGAGCCTTAGCCAATGCAGGCTTTCAAAAGAAAGGAGAGCCTAGACCTACACGTGAGGAAATGACTAAGAAAGACAGAGTTACAGGTGGTGATAAGAAAGAGTATGGGGATACGAAAACTAAACCACCTGCACCTGTCAAAGAAGATGTAAAAAAAAACCCCCATTCTAAACAGACAGTGAGCGAACTAAGAGTTACTACTAACATGAAGAACTTAGTCTTTAACATGTGTAGTGAGAACAAAGAGTTTGCTAAGACAACATACGAATCTGCATACAAAAGAGTACTATTAACAGGAGTAGATAAAGATGTTGAGCAATGGGATACAGCTACTCAAGGTAAGTTTCTTGATGAAGCAGAAAAGATTGCTGAGAGATACAAAGACCAAGGCAAAGACATGAAAGAATGGGATAGCAAAACTAGCGTGGAGAAAATAGAATCTGTATTTACAGAAGGTACAGTAGATAAAACAGGAGAAGATATGGCAGACATACCAAGCGGTAAATGGGAGCAAGACCCAATGAGTGATGCACAAGCTAACTTCATGGATACACTTATTAACGAGTGTATTGATGCAGGTGGTAGTGCAGAACAAGTAGCACAAGAAGCAAAGGCATTAGTCAATTCAGGTAATATGACTAAGAAAATTGCTAGTGAATGGATTGATAAATTAAAAGAGGCTAAGTCTTAACTTGTTCTTGATTAATTTTATCCATACTGTAGTTGTAATCATTAACAAATTTTTCAACTAACTTGTCTATGTTACGAATGTTAGGTGGTGTGTTAGTTAGCACACTACCACATTCATCTGACAAATCTAATGCCCACTTCTTTAATCTTTGAGGCGTACTAAATATATTAGTATCTTTTTTTCTTCCCATTCTTACCACCTGTATTCTTTTTTTTCTTATTAGTTTTCATACTCAATACTACCACTTATGCCTACAAGCCCAATAACCTGCAGTAAATTTATCTTTTTTTGCTGAACAATTGTGTCGTGCGTGGAATGCTTTGTTCCTTGCAGTACCTTTAGGACTACCTTTTTTACCTTGTTGTCCAAATCTTACAAGCCTAACTTCACTACCTTTTTTTGCTAGTACCGCGTGCGATTTACTAGCATTAGGCGTAGCCTTAGGTTTGTTGTAACCTGAAAACCTTTCACCTCTGTATGTAACAGACATTACTTACTTATTTTTGGTGCAGCAGGTGCTACTTTCTTTTTAGCAAACTCTTTTACAACTACTAAAGCAGCAGATGCACCTGATAATGCAGCAATCTGTACAGCTGAAGCATCAACGCCAACGAGTGGTGCAACTGTAATAGCACCAACGAAAGCTTCAATGAATGTCCATACTGTTTTTTCTATTAATGTTTTATACTCGTTACTCATTTTATTAAATTTCCTAACTTTAATTTGTTTTCTATCTTATCTATTTTAGCAATAATTGTATCTAATTTCTCCTGTATAAAGTTAGGGTGTATCATATCAGGTGGACTTTGATTGGACACTGTGCTAACAGGTAAGCCTTCTATGATACTTTGTCGCCATGCATCACCCGGACAACTTGTTTGTTTGAATGATGAGTGTGGTCTTAGTTCTCCACCGACTTGTTCGTAGAGCCACTTAACAGATTCAATAGCTTTATCTGAAGGTTTGTCGGTAGCTTTGCTGCCACCAAGCCAACACACAGCAACATAATGCTTGTTATTGTAATTAATTTCTTGCCTACTGTTACCACCTTGTGCTGCACTTCTGTTTCCAAATCCTCTGCCTTCATATATTTGTCCTGTATCTCCTACTAAAAAGTTATATGCTACGTCATTCCAACCTCTGTCTTCTTGATGTAGTCTTTGTATTTTCTTACATTGGTCTATCTCTGATTGATTACCTACAGCTGTAGGGTAAGCAGACCAATGTACTACCAATCCTTTTACTTCACCTAGCTTACTAAACTTAGTCTTGTTAGGTTTAGCACCCCAATCATCTCTACTTATTATTTTCACAGTTATCACTCCCATGTTTACAATCACATAATTGTACGTAAGAACCATCTTCTTTTTGTTTTATCCAACACATAATTATATTCTAGCCGTTTAATTTAAATAGTAGTTCAGTAAAGTTACTTTCTAACATGTCTAACTCACTATTCATTTCTAATACCATAGCATCACAAGCGTTCTGATGTGATTTAATTTCTTCTATTGAGTTGAATACCCAACCAAATGCACTAATTACTATTGTTGCAATTATTGGGATGATTGTTTTTGTGTCTATCTTTAATGTTGCCATTGTTCTCCTACATTATGGCAGCAACAACAACACCACCTACTGCTACCAGTAATCCTAATACTTTATAAAATTCTGCTTTGTCTAATTTTTGGTCTAGCTTTTCTTCAAT